TACGAAGTCTCCTCATCCGCGATGCGGTCAAGGATCGCCTTGCGTTGTGCGGGTTTCGCGGCTGCAAGGTCCGCGGTCAGGTCCGCTATCTTGACGTTGTGGTCGGCTTCGGCGTCCAGCACGCGCTTGTGGTGTTCGGCCTGCGCGCCCTCGATTGACGCCATCATCTTGCCGGTTGCCTGCTCGCTGGCGGACAGGACCACCGGCACGGTCGCGCCGATGGCGGATGCCAGGTCCATGACTGCCGACTCGGCAATGCCGGTGTTTTCGTCAATGCCTTGCGCCAGCCCGTCAACGATGTCCATGCCGATTTCGGCAAACACCGTGGATGGTGACGCGATGCCGAGGATTTTCTTGACCCATCCCGGCAGGGAGTTCGCGAGATCCTCAACCGTCCCGCGGACCTTTGCCGTGAAACTGTTGATGCCTTGCACGATGCCGTCCACAATGCTGGTGCCGATGCCGATCGCGAACGCCGTGATCCGCGCTGGCAATGCCGCCATGTACGTCACGAACGTGTTGAACGTGTCAACCACGAACGTGATCGTCGCGGACACCGCGCCCTTGAGCACCTCCCACGTGCCGTTGACGATGTTCCGGAAGGTCTCGGAATTGTTATATGCGAGCACCAGCGCGCCTGCCAGCAGCGCCAACCCGATGACGATCAACCCGATGGGGTTCAGCGACAGCACGAGATTGATCGCGCTCATGACGCCCGCGAACGCGATCCCGATGCCTGACGCTACCGTGGTCACGACCGACCACGCGGATTGCGCCGCAGTCACGACGCCCAACCCGATTGCGTACGCGTTCGTCGCCAGCGTGGTCGCGATCAGCGCCACTTTCCACGCGACAAATGACACCACGAGGATGTCTGCCACCAGGCGCAACGCCTCGCCTGCAGGTGTCGCCGACATGAACATGTCGGTGATCTCACGCACGGCCTGCGCCCCGGCCTTTGCAGCCAGTCCGATGTCGGTCAGCGTCAGCCCGACCGGACGACCCTTCTCGGTTGCCTCGCCAAAGCGTGCCAGCAGGTTCGTGGCGATGAACCCGACCAAGTCGGCAAGCGCGTCGTAGAGGACACCGCCCGCCAAGCGTACGTCCGATAGCAGGTCGACAAACCCGTGGAAGATGGATTGCGCGGTCGCGCCGAACACCTCACCGATCCGCAATTCCAGCGCGGTGATCGTTGCCGTGAACACGTCAACGCCTTCGGCTTCGCCGATGTTCTTGACCGTGGTGCGAAAAGTTAGTACCTCCTGCGCGGCGCCTTGGAACGCCACACCAACCGTGCTAAGTGGCGCCTTGAGTGCCTCGAACGCGCCCGGTGCCTCGCTTGTGAACACGTTCAGCAGGCGGTTGACCGTCGGCAAAAAGATGCCACCGACCTCAGCCTGGAGGTTCGCGAAACCGGCCTGCATGCGCTTCTGTGCACCGGCGAAGTCGGTTGCCGTGTCCGCGAAGTTGCCCTGCGACGTGGCCGCACCTTCGAGGATCAGGGAATAGCGCGCCAGCGCCTTGTCGCCTTCGGTCAGTTCCTTGGCTGACGCCTTGTGCGTCTCGGCTAGCGCGCGCTCCTCGACCGCTGCGGCTGACAACAGGATGCCAAGGCTGCGCAACGGTTCGGCCTCGCCGATCAGTCCGGCGCGCAGTTTCTCAAGCGCGTCCTCGTTCGAAACGTTGTTGAGCGCGCCAAGGTCGCCAGCCGCGGTGACCAATCGTTGGGACAATGCGGCTGCCGCGTCCGTGCCGACGCCCATCGAGACGAACAGGTTCCCGAAACTGCCGGACGCCTCAAGCGCCTGTTGCTTGGACATGCCGAGCGCCTCGGCTGCGCCAGCCGCGAACTCCTGCACACCGGCCGCCGCGTCGCCAAAAATGACGACGGACTTGCCCATGCTTTCGTTCAGGTCCGATGCCGCCTTGACGGGCGCACCGAACACGCTGACTATGCCGGAGAAGATCGCCTTGACGCCCTCGGCTGCCAGGCCGATCTTGCCGAGTCCCTCGACTAATCCGCCGAACCCCGCGCCCGTCGCCTTCGTGGCGGTGTTGACCTGGCCGAGGCTGTTGTGCAACGAGTCGAAGGTCGCGCTGAACGCGTCCTTCGCTTCGATGCGGATGTCGAGGTTCGCCGATGCCATTGGTGGCTACTCCGCCAGTTTCGCCGCGAGGTTCAGCAGTTCGAACGCGACGAACACCTCGCGCGCATTCGCGTCACGGGCACTCTCAAGCGTGTATGCGGGAAACGCCTTGCACAATTGCGCGCGGTAGTAGAGGTTCACAAGCGCGGGGTCCACCGTGTTCGGCATCTCGCTCAGCCACTTGACGAACTCGTTGATGTCAACTTTTCCTGATGCGTATGCAACTGGCCACCCCGCTGCAAACCTCGGCAAACTCGGCCGGTGTCAGGCGCCTCAACCCCGCACGGTCGATGCCGTGTTCAAGGTCGCCACCGACGAGTGTCGCGGCAACCGCGTCAAGCATCACCGTTGCCGCTGATGCCTGGATGTCCTCAAGCAGTCCCATCGTGAGCGCGCTTGGGTCGACAAGGATGGACGACCCCTTCAGGTCGCCATCCAACTCGACATTGATCGGATCGGGTTTGCGTTTCGCGATTGTTGCCATGTCGTCTCCCCTGACGGCGTGGTGATGGCTGCTACGAGAAGGTGATCGCGCCGTTGATTTTGTGCGTGGCGGTGCACTTGATCATGTCGCCTACCGCAATCGGCATGGACAGTTTGGTGACGATGGTCTCCATCGAGACCGTCCGGGTGCCATCGGTAAAGTCCAGCGTGTGGCTGACACCGAGACGTCCGGTGTACACCGCCCAGATGCCGGTCGACGACGTGTTGTTGTACATGAACGTGTGCGACACATCGTCGCCACCCTTGAGACCGCTGGTGAACTCGCGGAACGAGTCCCCGATGGTGGTCGTGTCATGCGTCTCGGCCGACGCGCTGAAGTCGAGGCTGATCGTCTCCGCCTTGAAGTCGGCTGCCGTGCCGGTTGAGTTGTCGATGTTGATCGACGTGATGTCCTTGCCGTGAACCCGTGCCATCGCTGTGCTCCTTTAATACCGCGCCGCACCGACGACGCACGTCAACCCTGACGACGCCACCGGAGTGATCACCGACCGCAGGTACCGATTCACGGTGCCCGTCGCCGTCTTGGTTTGCGACGTCGCTGCCGTCGCCGCCGTGAACGTGTGGAAATCCACCCACGTTGAATTGTCCGATGAGTGCTGGACCTTGACGGTCCCGCCCGTGCCGGTCACGGCGGTCACATGCAGGTTCGCCCGCATGCCGTTTGCCGTTGATGCCGCATTGTCGACGGATGTGCCGTTCGTCGCAGTGGTGACGGTCGCCAACGGTGCCAGCAGCGTGCCGTTGAGTCCGAGCGACCCGTTGCCCTGGATGGTCGCCGTCATCTTGATCATGTCGCCGACCGATATCGGCTCGGTGACCTTGTTGAGCACGGCGTCGCCGCCAAGCCATCCACGGTCGCCTGCCAGGTCCGCGTCACCGTCGTAGACACTCAGCACCTGCGTGTCCGCGGTGTTGAGTCCGAACAGCGCGTCGAGTTGGCGACTGATCGTCGTCAATCCGGGCGTCGCCTCGGTCTGGTACAGCGCCGAGAACGACGCCTCCCACGATGATTGACCGGGTGCGAACTCGCGGAAGTTGGCGCTGGCGAAGTTCGTGACGTCGTGCGTCTCGGTCGTGCCGGACATGTCGATGGACACGAGGTCACCGCTGATGTCGCGCTTGCCGAAATAGACGCGAACGTCTGATCCGTGCATCCTAGCCACTGGTCACCTCCTCAACGGGCAACGCCGTCGCAGGTTCCGGTTCAGGGTCCGGCACAGGGTCGGGCACTCCCGCGCCTCCCTCGACGACGTGTCCCTGATCGGCAAGCCACGGTGCGGCGCGCACCAATCGGTCAGGCACCGGCTCCCCGGCCTCGATCCGGCGCGCCTTGCCAGCGTCGTCCCAGTCGATACCGGCGGTTGCAGTCCAATTCGTCATAGTGCCCATACCTCAAGCGAAAAGCGTACCCCGAAATATTCTACGCCACCGTACGCCAAAGTGCCGTAATCCCTCCAGCCGGTCAACCGGCACGTCGATGCCGTGGACCCCAGGGTGACGTCGCCTTGCAACGCCGCGCGAACGCTGGACGCGCCGGAGCGGTCGAGGTACGCGTCAATCGACGCCTGCGCAACGTCCCACGGTGTGCCCGCGCTGGTCGCCAATAGCAGTATCTCGTAGCGTTGGATGTCCCCGCCGTTGGCGATGGTCAGGTCGTAATCCGTCTCGGTTGGTCGGACGATGGCGCATGGCACCGCCGGGTTGGTCGGCACATGCGTGTACGCCGCCAGCCCCGTGATGGTTGCCAGTCGTGTCGCGATGGCTGCGCGGATCGTCGTGACGCTCATCCGCCTTGCGCCCACAACTGCGAGATCTCGACCGCCGCACGACTGAAGAACCCTTGGATGGCGGACAAACTATTGGCGAAGCCGGTCGCGAGGAACGGTCGGCGCTGGTGCACCTGCCGTGCATAGACGACATTCGTGCCGACGGTGACGTAGAGCGGGA